GGTCTGCCACTGTCCGGATTCGGTCGCACTTGGACACCGACCAAAGGCTCCTATCAGATCTTGCCTTGGCCTGAATCGCACAACATCAAAGCGTCAATCAATACCAAAAACATCAAAGAATACGCAGGGCAAAAGGTGAACCTTTCAACCTTTGTTGTGAAGTGGAGCGGTGGCGCGGCGCAGGTCTTTGACTTTGCAGAGTCAGGCAATCTTGGCAATCAACTCACGCGGAAATATGGCAAGGCGTCGCGCGTTATGTGGCGAGCTTACGAAAAAAATAAACTTCAACTTGACATTGAGATGGAAGCAATAGTGAACAAGGTTGCGAACAAAATGTCTATGAATTTGGCGGTGCAGTAATGGGCGTCATCCTTCCGATCATCTCCGAGTTTGATGCCAAGGGCACACAAAAGGCGATCAAAGAGTTCCAGAAGCTCGAAGGCGCATCCGCGAAGGCGCAATTTGCAATTAAGAAAGCAGCAATCCCAGCAGCCGCAGCTCTCGCAGGTCTTGGCGTTGCTCTTGTAGGTGCTACCAAAGCGGCGATGGAAGACCAAGCCGAACAAGTACAGCTCGCGCTCGCTCTCACGAATGTCACTGGGGCTAGTGAGGCACAGATCAAAGCCGAAGAGGACATGATAACGAAGATGAGTTTGGCGTCCGGAGTTGCGGACAGTGAGCTTCGTCCGGCTTTGGCGGCACTGACTCGAGGCACGCACGACATCGAGGAAGCCAACAAAGCTCTCGCACTTGCACAAGACATCTCCGCCGGCTCTGGTAAAGACCTTGCAACAGTCTCGGATGCTCTTGCTAAGGCTTACGGCGGCAACATGAAAGCCCTCGGAGCACTTTCGCCAGAGATCAAATCGATGGTCAAAGATGGCGCGTCACTAGATGACATCATGAATGTCCTTGGCGGCTCTTTTGGTGGAGCATCCGCAGCAGCCGCCGCCACTGCTGAAGGCGGAATGAAGCGTCTCGGAATTGCATTGGCAGAGACCAAAGAATCAATCGGTGCAGCACTGATCCCAGCAGTCGAAGCTCTTCTTCCATTCTTGATCGCGTTCGGCGCGTGGGCACAGTCACACACAAAAGTCTTCCTTATTGTCGCAGGTGCAATCGGCGGAATTGCTCTGACGATCTTGACATTGAATGCGGCTATGAAAGTTTATGCAGCTGCACAGATGATCGTAAACGGCGTGATCGCAATCTGGAACGCTCTCTTATTTGCGAACCCAATAACACTCGTCATCTTGGCGATAGTTGCATTCATCGCAATCTTGACCGCGCTCTACTTCAAGTTTGATGTCGTGCGAAAGATCGTGGACACAGTCTTTCAAGGAATGCTCGCTGGCGGTAAAGCAGTCTTTGATGGACTCGTTACTTACTTCACAGGCGTTTACAACATCTTCAAGACGCTCTTCAACGGCATCGCCACACTTTGGAACAACACGGTAGGCAAGCTCTCATTCAAGATTCCTTCGTGGGTGCCGGGTCTTGGCGGCTTTGGCTTCTCTGTCCCGAATATCCCTATGCTCGCGGACGGTGGAATCGTGACAGGGCCAACGCTTGCGATGATCGGTGAGCGTGGCCCTGAAGCGGTAGTTCCATTATCTGGACGCGGCGGTGGGCTCGGTAATTACACGATCAATATCACTGGCGGTCTTGGCTCAAGCGCGGAGATCGGCACAGCTGTCGTGAACGCCATTCGAGCATTCAATAGGCAGAACGGCCCTGCGAACATAGCGGTCGCCTAATGGCTGGCGTAGCAGTAATTGGGTCAGGTAACTACGACCTAGAAATTGATACCGGTTACATGTGGGACGCTTTCACACTTGATGATCCGCTCAAAGGCGAACTCAATAACACCGAATATGTGCTTGATGGCGTCTCACAATATGCGTCGGTCATGGATGGCACAATCGGACTTACAGCGAAACGCGGACGACAAAACACAGGCGATCAATTTGCTTATGGGACGATGAGTTTTACGCTAAACGACACTTACGCGGACGGCGTATTCAACCCATTTGACACGACTTCGCCCTATTACGATCCAGCGAACGATCAGCCCGGACTTGCACCGCTCCGACAAGTTCGCTTCTCGCGCTATGACTCGCTCAATGTAAAGAAGTATCTGTGGGTAGGCTACATCGTGAATTATGACTACACCTTTACGCTTGGCGGACTTGACACAGTGACCGTGAACTGTGCGGACTTCTCCTATCAGCTTGGACAGACCTTTCTTGCTGAATGGAATGTCACCGAAGAGCTCTCAAGCACTCGCTTCAGTAGCTTGCTGGATCTCCCAGAGGTCTCCTATTCGGGCACTAGATCCATTGAGACAGGCGTGGCGACGCTCGGCGGTGCAGCCGCTTGGACGGTCGCGAACGGTACATCGGTCGCCGCCTATGCGAACAAGATCAATGAAGCCGAGCAGGGCAGAATCTTTGTGGATCGAGAAGGCACAATCACATTCCAGAAGCGCCTAGGAACAACGCTCGGAGTCCCTATTGCAGAGTTCCACGACGACAACACAAACATCGGCTACTCGGCTATTGACATCTCTTTCCAAGCGGACACAGTGGTCAATCGGGCATCCATTCAGCACGCTGGAGCATCATCGCCACAAGTCGCAGAAGATCTAGTCAGCCAAGCCGCCTACCTTGTGCAGACTCAATCCATCACCGACTCACTTCTCCACAATGACGCCGCAGCTCTCACACTTGCTCAATACCTAATAACCGCTAATCCTGAAGCGCGCTTCAACTTCTTAGGAACAGAGTTCCCCGGACTATCCACAGCAGATCAAGAAACACTTGCCCTTCTTGATGTAGGCGACCTTATCAATATCCAAAAATCAATTACCACTTCGGCAGGCCCAACACAATTCGCTCAAGATCTCACCATTGAAGGACTTGAGCACAGGCTTACTTTGTCAGCCGGGCACGCAGTCACCTATTACACAGCACCTACCACGATCGTCTATGAGCTCATTTTGGACGATCTCGTCTATGGCACACTCGACGCAGAAAATGTCTTAGGATAGAAACATGGCCGCAGTAACCACACTCCCAGCAGCGTTCACCGTTGGACAAGTCCTGACTAGTACGCAGATGAATAATTTGCGCGGCGCTTTCCGCGTGTTGCAAGTTGTAAACGCCGCTTACACGACATCAACTTCTACGACAAGTTCAAGTTATGTAACTACAGGTGCTACCGCAACTATTACGCCGTCGTCAAGTTCATCAAAAATACTTGTTATTGCGTCTAGTTCAATACAAAATAGCGGTACTGGTACGGCTGTACGGGCAACAATGTTTCGCGGCACTGTTGCTGGCACTAACTTGGCTGGCGGCGCAACCGTTCAAGCTGGCGGCTATGTCTATGGCGCAAATAATTTAATTGGCACCCCGTCTATGTGTTTTTTAGATAGCCCTGCCACAACATCAGCGCAAATTTATACGCTTGGTTTTGCAACTGGTAACAGCTCGGTTACAGCTACCGCACAAATCGACACGACATCGGCACTAATTACACTGATGGAGATTTCTGCATGACCAACTATGTGGAAGTTCTACAAACAAACTATGTTGGCGCGGAGTGGTCAATATCGGCTAACGATTATGCGACGCTCGAATGGTACAGCGCAAGCACAAAACCCACGCAAGCCGAACTAGATACTGCATGGCCTACAGTTGATTACAACAACCAATACGCCGCAGTAGAAACAACACGCCGCACACAATACGAAGCACAGTCAGACGGAATTTACTTCGCATGGCAACGCGGCGACGCAACAGAAGTCGAATGGCGCGAAGCGGTAGCAAAAGTCAAAGCCGCGAACCCATATCCTCCAGCACCAAAAACCAAGAAGTAATGGAAGTTCTGACAGCCGCACTTATCGCAGGTGGATTCACTGTGATAGTTGCGCTCATCAACCGCGCCGACAAAACATCGCGTAAAGAACACGCCGAAACATACAAAGCATTAGGTCGCATAGAACAAAAAATAGACGGGCATGTCACAAACCATGAAAAACGCTAAAGCACTCCTATCAAGTTACGGACGGTCAGTGATCGCAGCAGTGCTCGCGGTCTACATGACAGGCAACACCTCACCAAGCGACCTAGGCAAAGCCGGAATAGCAGCACTCTTACCGCCGCTTATGCGCTGGGCAAATCCATCCGACAAGGCTTTCGGTCGTGGCAATAATTCCAGCGAATCCTAAAATCCCGAACTCAAGACCCTACACAGGGAACTCCGACGGAGCCGCAGCTGGCCCTAGGCAGGGCATGGACGAATGGATCCGACAAGCGATCCGCTTCGGTGACGGAGCTTTCTGGAATAACGGAAGCTGGGGAGTGCGTAACATGCGCGGATCCGAGAATCTGTCAGTGCATGCCGCAGGGCGCGCAGTAGATCTTTCATACCGCAAGTCAGAGCAGCATCCGAACGCCAGTCGCAAAGGATCAGTCGCTTTCCTCAACATTGTCACCGCCAACGCGAACGCGCTCGGCCTTGAATGCGTACTTGATTACATCGCCCCGTTCGGAAGAGGCTGGAGATGCGACCGACAGAAGTGGCAAAAATACACTACGGAAACTATTCACGGAGTTCCGGGCGACTGGCTTCACTATGAGATCTCGCCTGCTATGGCGGATTCTGCCGCCCTTGTGAAACAAGCCTTTCAGAGAGTGTTCGCCGAAATCCCCCAATAGCGCGCACCGATCCTCTATGGTCGAAGTACCGACGATAGGAGTACAAACATGACCGAACCCCAAGTCTTTATCTACGAAGTAGGTAGATGCAATTTAGACAACGGACAAGAGATCCTTGTCCAGATCTTTCGCCACGAAGACACACACAAAGTCATCCGCGCACAGATCGCTTTCCGCACTTTGGCAGGCGATAGTTGGGGCGTCCCAACAGAATTGAGTTTTGCACAATGAGCTATCTAACGATCAAAATTTTTGCATGGGTAACTTTAGGACTTTGCCCTTTCGTGCTCCTCTGGGACGCTTCAGAGCCGTCTCAAGGCATGTCTAGAGTCACTGCCACCATCACCGCCAAGACCGTCCCATTAGCCCCCCTACCTTCTACGACCTCAAGCACTACCCCGGTCACCGCTTGCGTAGGAGCTCTCAATCTGGCCTTGAGTGTCGGATGGCCTGAATGGGAAACACCGACCCTCATGCGCGTCATCAAGCGTGAGTCAAATTGCACGCCTACCGCATTCAATCCTCGAGACACCAATGGCGGCTCTTACGGTCTGATGCAGATCAACGGATTCTGGTGCACCCCTTCGGCATACTGGCCTACAGGCTGGCTACAAGCGAAAGGAATCTTGACAACATGCGACGCGCTACTCGATCCGAAAATAAACCTGATCGCAGGTCTCGCAGTGTGGCATAATTCTAACTGGTCACCTTGGAACCTTCCGAAGTGACCGAAGAGCCTTATCCCGAAATTGGTATCACAGAGGAGACCCGACAGATGTATCCCGAAAACTATTCCGACAAATACAACAAAGTATTCAAGGAATTTATTGATGACATTGTGCGCCCGAATCATTCACCGCGCCCAATAGACCGTCTTGATGATCACGAAATACTCTTGGACGAATTGACTTTGATGTATGACGCGCACATGACGATCGGCGGAGAGCAAAATCGATTCAATGCAAGCGTGATCCGCGCGGCAATCAATGTGATCATCTCATGCACAAAATAACTTGCAAAAAATGCGGACTTGAGATGACTGGCACTGTCTACAGCACCAACACTTCTAAGATCCTTTGGATGCACCCGGGCTTCAAGGCGTGCGCGAAAGTGAAACCGATCCGATGAGCGACCTACAACTCTTCGCACCAACACGCGGACTTGGCGCCTACCGTGAAGAATGTGCAATAGACCGAAACACCGTCATCATCTCAACCAGCGCAAAACCGACATCAGTAATCGCAGCTCTTCGCGCGTTGCCGAAGTCAGGCTCAAAGCGTCGCCGCGTCTACGAATACTTGAAGCAGACAGGCGGAGCGACCGATGAGGAGATTGAGCGCGCGCTTGGCATCTCTGGCAACACTGTCAGACCGACTCGAGGATCTTTGGTCAAAGACAAGTTTGTCTACGCCACAGAGCTTGAGCGTCCCACGATCTCGGGCAACATGGCGATCGTCTGGAAGGCGCGCTGATGGCACACTTTGACTTATCCCTCTATGAGACCGTTGCACAGCGCCTTGAGCGCTTTTGGACTGCCTACCCACAAGGACAGATCGTGACGACCATGATGCACTACGACGCTTCTACGGTGATCTTCCGATGCGAGTGCTTTGATAACGATGGACGCATGATCTCGCATGGCTGGGCAGAAGAGGTCATGGGCAATTCCCCAGTGAACAAAACATCGTTTT